GAGAACCCGCTAGTTTCTTCGCCGGATCCGCCATGCGGAACGCCAAACGCCCCCGCCCGACGAGATAAGTCTGACCGGGATTGACGACGGCGCTGTAGGCTTGCGTCTGACAGTCACGCCACGCCTGGACGATCTGCCAATTCGCCTCGCGCCACGCGCGCACCGCATCGTCGGCTTCCTCTAGGCTCAACTCGATCCCATAATTTCGAGCCGTCTCTTGAAACTTCTTTCCTCCCATGCCGTAGCCGCAGGCGAGCCCCAGGACTTTCCCGAACTGCCTGTCGTTCGATCCCTGTCGTCGAGCGGTGAAGAGATAGATGTCCTGGCCTTGGCGAAACGCTTCCAGCATGTCGCCGTGATGCGAGAGCCAGGCGACGACACGCGCTTCGACGGCGTTGTAATCCGCGACCGCAAAAGTCTTTCCTTCAGGCGCTTTGAACAACCCGCGCAGGCACGAGGAGACGACATCGAGGGGCCGCTCCCAGACAATAGAGAGAGTATGTGCGTCCGCGCCCGCAACGATCCCGTCGATAGCGTCGCCGACATCCTCTGGCGGAATGACGGGGCGGGGGAAGTTCTGGATCTGCGGGCCGCGCCCGGCCCAGCGCAAGGTCCTGACCGCGCCTCCGTATTGGGAGAGATGCCGGGCACAACCGTCTACCTGGGAGTAAGCTCGAAGCGAGTTGAGCTTTCGAGTCGACGTCTTGCTCGCCTCATACCGGGTCAGCAGGACATGCTGCCCGGCGGGGTCCAAGAGCTTGAAATCCTGCGACCGAATCACGTCTTCGACGGCGCGCCGGTCGAGCGTGCCGAGAATGTAACCATGGCTTTGCAGCCACTGGAGAATACGCGCGTTCTGGGTCGCCGAAGTGACGTCCCCGCCGGTGGCGGCGTCGAGCATGGCGTTGTGGCGCAGAAGCTCCTCGTCGGTGATCTTCGCCAGCTTCTCCAGCAGGTCCAGGTCGACTGGCATGCCTGCCAGCTGCATGCGCTGGTCGAGAAGCCACAGTTCGCGCTCACGCGCGCCGAGGCGCGGCGTCACGTGATGAAGCGCCCGTTCGGCGTCGACGTCGGCGCGATTGTATGCGACGAGCTTATCGAAGTTTTCTTCCGCCAGCCGGTCGCTGGACAGATGCCAGAACTCCAGGTTGGGCAGGATCGCGCGCGGCCTGCCCATGCGCTTCATGTTGAGCGCGCCTATCTTGTCTTTCTTGTAGCCGGAGTTGACAGCGTCGGCAGCCTGCCCCAGGTCCATCGGCAGTCCGGCGTTGGCGGCTTGCGCCATCGTGCAATGAAAGCGCTCCAGCGGAATACACGGCCACCCGTAGCGCTTGGCGCAGATGTTGTTCCACACGAGATATTCGAACCCGGCGTTCCACGCGTGGATTTCACTCGAAGAAGAAAAAACGACAGCAAGACGTTCGAGCGCCCTGGCTGTGCTCTTGTGCCTGTGCTGGCGGGGGAACGCGACGGTGTCTACCGGATCGTCGTCGATGGCAAACGATAGAAGCGTGACGTGCGTGTCTTTGCTCTTGGACCATACGTCGGCGCCTACCGCGCGCAGGTCCAAGGCGCTCGATCCTTCAAAATCGAGATGACAGAGCCTCGTCATTTTGCCTTCAGTTTTTCACGTAGCTTATCGAGCGCATCGAGACGCTCGAAGTCGGGCGGGATCAAGATCTCTACATACCAGGACTTATCCACAAGTTGCTCGATGCGGCGTACGAGAACGCCATGATGTCCGTCGTTGCAGCGTTGCAGCGCGGGGTAGTTCCAATGCGTGTAGAAGTGGCAATGATGGTTAGGCATGACAGAGCCGCGCCACGATCAGCGCGTACCCTGCGATGTCTCGCCAGTGGTCTCGATGATAGGGATCGCCATTGAGAACGCGCCCGATCTTCACCGCGATCTGCTCCAACGCGTAGCGCTGGACGTCGGTGAGCGTGACCCAGTTGGGCGTCGTCTCCATCCTCCGGCAGAGCTCTTTGATGGTCAGCGCGGTGCCTTCAAACCCACCATGGGTTCGCTCGCGTTCACTCAGGAGATCGTCGCCGGCGCGCGGTTGAACGACGGTATTCGCCGCCAGGCGGATCTGACGTTCAAGTTCGAGAAGGCTATTGTTTTCGGCTTCATCGGACACGAAAACCCCCCTAAAAATTTTTCGGATTTTAAGTTTTGAGGTCCGGGGAAAAATGCGATCCGGGTCAGACTTCCTCGTCGACGTATTTGCTCTCGTCTTCCGGAAATGCGTCGGTGGAGACGCGGCCATCGAGGCGAGGCCCCGGCTTGAGGAACTGAACGACGTCGAGGAACATCCCCACACCCTTGTTGCCTGCCTGGTCGTAGCCAAAGGGTCGTACATAAGCGCGGGCCAGCCAGCCGGCATAGAACTCGGTGAAGTCAATCACGTCTTGGCGGTGCCTATTGACCACGCCAGGCTTGTTCTTGCTCCACGGCGAGATGAAGATGTGGCCTTTCTTGTACCCGGAGTATTTGTCCATCTTCTCTTCGCCGTCACGGAAAGGCGAGCGCATCTTGGCCGGGATCTTGCCCTTGAAGAACTCCATTGTGGCGGCGTCGACCGCCTCTTCGAGCGCCCTGAACTCGACTGACGCTTGCGCTTGTTTGTCGAAAATAAGCACCATCGAATAACGCGGCTCGCCGGCGGGGGCGCCGGAACCGAAGATCACGGGCTGGGGTTTATCGAGATGAAGGAATGAGCAAACCCCTGGAGGGGTCAGGATCGCTTTGGTCGCCACGGAAATCTCTCCTATCGTTGAGCGTACATCGGTTAGCAGTTAGTGACAGATATGTCATACATTTGTCTAATATTGCTGTCAAGCGCTTTTTTCTCAAACCACGTCATCTTCCTCGTCGTCGTCGAAATCCGGGAACGCCTCCTTGGCGTGCTGCACCTTGAGAGCGTGAAGCGCGGGGCAAATCGGCCCGGCCTGACAGAAGTAGCACCAGCGCCCGGCGTGAAGATCGAGAGGCACGTCTTCGGCGGCGTGGTTGATCCGGTCGATGGCGGGCTTGAGGGTGAGATACGCCCAGGTTACGACTTCCTCCAGAGGCACGTGCCAGGTACGGATAGGCGCGCCTCCCGCGCGAGGCTGGACGATCATCAGGTTCACCAGTCGGGTGTTGTCCGCCAGGTCGGGGCGCTCTCGCTTGAGTTTCAGCCACGCGCCCACGGCGTAAGTCATCAACTGGGTGTTCGCCTCCACCGTGACGCTGTGGCCCCGGCCATACTTGAGGTCGATCACGTAGAGTATGTTCCACCCCACCTGATGCTCGTCGCCGCACCCGATGAAGTCCCCGGTCCCGAACACATCCGATTTCGGCGCCTGCCCATTGCTCCACAGCCCAGAAATGTCAAGGCGCTGCTCGACGGCGCTCCATGAGAGCTTGTCCCGCAGGTCCGAAACCACCGTCACGTAAAGCTGGACGGCGTTCAGCATGTCGTCGGTGATCTCGATCTCGCGGTTCTCGACCGGGAATTTCATTCCCGGCGTCCAGGGAATGTCGCCGATGCGTAAGGCCGCTTCACATAGAGTATGGCAAAGCGTGCCTTCATTGGCGGCGAAGCCCGTTACCGGCTCGGGAAGGTTCGCCCACAGCGCGGGCGCGCCTTCGCAGTTGAGCCAGATCTCGGACTTCGAGGGCGCGAGAAGCGCGTGCGCGGGCATCAAAACGCCTCGAAGGGCACCGTGATCCCGTTCTTGGCGACAAAATCCCACAAGGCGAGGCGATGCTCCTCCGTGCATTCCTTGAGCATGTTGACCTTGATCGTCGGCTTGAACATCTCCGTCGCGGCGCGGATCTTGCCCGTGGTGTCCATTAAAACCGCCTTGGTGATGGCGCGACGAAGATCGTCGAGCTCCGGGACTATCGGCGCGGGAGGCGGCGGGGCCTCAGGCGTGGCGAGCTCCGGCGGCGGCTCGAAAGGAACTGCGCCTTTCTTTTTTGAAGCCCTGGTAGATTTGACAGGCTCGGACACAAGCGTCGCGGACGTTGGCGCTTCCGTGCCTGCGCCGTTACCCTTTTCTGCCGTCGCCATCGCCGACATCGCCGTCGCCGTCGCCGTCGCCGTCGCCGACGTCGAGTTCAGCTGTCGCGACAAATCGAGTATAGCGAACGCGAGTTCCTCGGCGTTGGTCGCGTCGATCATCAGATGCAGTCTCGTTTCGCTCATCGTCTTCACCCTTCTCTCCTGTAAGAAACCGGATTTTGGGCAAGGTCACGCTCGCCCGTTGATCGGCGCGGGACATGAACTCATGCTCGATGTCTTCTGGCGGCTTGTAGCGCACAGCCTTCACGCGTGGATATGATTTCATCTCTCGTCTCCCGTCGAGCTCATCGTCTCCCGTCCACGATACCCGAAATCTCTCGAGCTTTCCTCGCCAGCACGCGCTGAACGATCTCATCCACAGTGCCTGGGAGCGTGACGAATTGCGCCAACACCGGAAGCTTCTGCCCGAACCTATGGGCGCGCCCTGCGGCCTGAATATTGTCCTTGGGCGTCCAGCTCGCTTCTGCGAAAACGACATCGCAGGCCGCCGTGAGGGTGACGCTCTCGCCGGCAGTCAGGATCTGGAGAACCGCCACGCGCACATGGGGTGAGGTCTGAAACTTGTCGATCATCCCCTGCCGCTCCCTCTGTAGGGTCTTGCCGTCGATGTGGATCGCCCCGTGACGACGGAGCTTCTGGAATAACGTCTGCCCCACCGTGGTGTGGTGGAAGAACACCAGGACCTTGCGCTCGGGATCGATGGATAGCATGTCGTCCACCAATTCCGCCGTAGGCACGGCTTTGGCTTCCCCGATCAGCCTGCGCACAGTTGCAAGATGGACGTCGTTCGAGCGTAGGGCGCCGAGGAACTCGTCGTCGGACATGCCCAGCGTAAAGAGATTTCCAGTCAACGTCTGTAACTGCGCCTTCGGCCCCGGCGCAATGGGAGTATCCGGAGGCAAGAAAGTCTCGGCATAGGTAAGAGAGGGCAGATCCTTGAGCACCTGCGACTTCGTTCGCCGATGCATGAAGGGGAGTAGGCGCTGATGAAGCTCGTCGGTGCGCTTCGAGCCTACGATGCGCCCGCTCAGGTCGACCACGCAGAACCTGTCCATGAATTGCAGGTAGTCGAGCGGCTTTCCGTTCTGCACCGTGATGGTCTCGGGCGCGAGCGCATGAAGCGTCGGCCACAGATCCGCCGCGTGATTGAGCACCGGGGTTCCGGTCAGGCACCATATCGCCCCGGCTTTGCCGGAGATAGATCTGATCCGGTCCATCCGCTCCCCGTAAATCTGTCTCGTACGGATCGCGTCCGGGTTCTTGAGGGCATGGGTCTCGTCGAAAATCGCCAGATCCCAATCGATCCCGCGAATGGCGTTGGTGATCAAGCCGGCCCGCGACACCCTGGAATAGGGGATAATCCTCACGCCAGGGCCTTTCGCCCACTCATAAGGCCGGGAATAAGCCTTCTGGTCGAAGACCCGGACGTCGAAAACACCCGGAGCCCAATCGTGGAAATGCCTCGCCCACACGCCGGTGGCGATGGGCGGGCAATGAATTAAGACATTTTTTACTCTCATCTCTACACAGGCACGCACAGAAGGCGGCGTTTTCCCACATCCAACTTCATGGGCGAGAAGGCGGTTGGGAGCCTTCTGAAGCCATTCCGAAGCCTCTTTCTGGTAAAAACGCAGCTCAAACATCTTGCGCGCTCATTCGAATGCCTTGCCTGATAGCCGCGCGAATAATCGCCGTCAATTGATCTTCTTTTTCGCGCATGATCCAGCGGGTTTTTTTGGCAACGATTTCATGGACTTCCTCTGCAATCGTATCGCTGACCGCTTCGCGGACTAAAGTCATTCCTTACTTCCTCTGGAGAGTGCCGGTGATCGATATTTTGTTATTTCCAGAAAGTTTAGACCTTTTCGTCACTTCTTCGGGCGTTGTTCAAGAAAGTTTAGACCTCTTCATCGCCTCTCCGGAGGTTGTTTTCGTGTTCGTAGTGAGCCAAAAGCACCGCCTCGGCCTTGTCGTGATCGCCCTGACGACGTAGTTGGAAGGCGCATTCAGGGTGC